ACACTGGCGAAGTAGGTGAAGTGTTTACGCAGAACGTTGAGCAAGCTCTTCGCACTGCTGAACCCGGATTTAGCTTCAATTTCTTCGAAAAAGAGAATGAAACCCTACGCAACGCTTGCACAGAAGTGACCTCGCAGTGCGATAGCGACGTCTGTAACCTTGGCTCGCTTAACTTGGGCCGTATCGATACTGTTAGTGAGCTACGTAGCGTGGTTCAGCTAGCAACTATGTTCTTGCTGTGTGGTACTAAACGCGCACACTTACCTTACGATAAAGTCTACGATGTTCGTGAAAAGAATCGCCGCCTTGGTCTTGGATTGATGGGCGTCCATGAATGGCTCATCAAACGTGGTGACGTGTATGAAGTTACACCTGAGCTTCATCGTTGGCTTTCCATATACAAAGGAGTTAGCGATGAAACAGCTACCAATTTTGCTGCTAATCTTAGTGTTAATCGTCCCGTGGCTGTTCGTGCTATCGCACCAACCGGCACTATTGGCATCCTCGCAGGTACTTCTACTGGCATTGAGCCTATCTTTGCTGTTGCTTATAAAAGGCGATATTTGAAAGGCACTAAATGGCACTACCAGATGGTTGTAGACAGCGCTGCACAGGAGCTTATTGATCTTTATGGAGCTGATCCTAACAAAATCGAGAGCGCTCTTGACTTGGCTGCTGACTACGAACGACGCATTAAATTCCAAGCTGACATTCAGGATTATGTCGATCAGTCTATTAGCTCGACAATCAATCTACCGGCTTGGGGCAGCAAGCTCAACAACCCTGACACTGTTTCGGGATTTGCTGATACTCTCGCTCGCTATGCTCACCGTCTTCGTGGTTTTACCTGCTATCCTGATGGTTCTCGTGGCGGTCAGCCTCTTACTGCTGTTCCTTACGCTGATGCAAAAGATGCGCTAGGAGAAGAGTTTGAAGAAGCTGTTCAGACCCACGACATTTGCGACATCACCGGGCATGGTGGTTCGTGTGGTGTATAGATGGATGAATTGAAACTACCGTTTATCGAGGATGGGCTGCTGGATTATCTCCAGCGGCTCTATCCCGACAAGGCTCCAGAGCCGGACGAAACTGAACGTCAAATCTGGATGAACAGAGGAGCAGTTGGCGTCGTTCGTCACTTGAAGCTCGTCTATGATCAACAACGAGAAAATATGTTAGGAGACTTAAAGGATGTGCTTTAGTAGCCCAGACCCGCCACCGCCACCGCCGCCTCCTCCCGCACCGCCTCCGGTGTTGGAGCAGTCTACTCCGCAGACCTCTGCACCTAGACAGGCTGAAACTTTGGAGAGGCGTGCTGTAGGCACAAAGAAATATAGAACCTCCGGCCTTGGTATTACAGGCTCTACCTCAACAGCAGGAGCTGGCGGTAGTGGTCTTGGTATCGGCGGTGGGACATCGATGTAAGGATAGACATGCACGGTAACGAACGGACTTGTGAAGCCCGTTATGAAGCCTTAGAGTCAGACCGCCTTACGTTCTTGGATCGCGCTCGCAGATGTAGCGAGCTGACTATTCCTACACTTGTGCCTCCACAGGCACATTCAAAGTCCACGATTTACTACACACCGTGGCAAGGCATTGGCGCTAGAGGTGTTAATAACCTAGCTTCAAAATTATTGCTCTCGTTACTACCACCTAACAGTCCGTTCTTCCGCTTAGTTGTCGATGATTTCACTCGCGATGAGCTTACCGGCCAGCCCGGATCGAAGGCGATTGTTGACGAGGGTCTTAGTAAAATTGAGCGAGCAGTTCAAACTGAAATTGAAGGTTCTGGTCTACGTAGTCCAGTCTTCCTCGCACTAAAACATTTGATTGTTGCAGGAAATGTCCTGCTCTACCTCCCAAAGGAAGGTATACGCATCTGGCGCTTAGACAATTATGTCGTGAAGCGTGATGTGTTGGGCAACGTTCTTGACGTTATTGCAAAGGACGAAGTTAGCCCTTACTCTCTTTCCCAAACTGAAATAGAACTGTTGGATGACAGTTCCGCAGACGAAAACGAGAACGAAGAACTGGAACGCAATGTTAAAGTCTACACTCGATGGTATCGATGTGATGACGATGACGAACGTGTTCACTGGAAGATGTATCAGGAGATCAACGGTAAAGTTGTTCCCGGTTCAGAAGGTCG